ATTTTACCTTCACCAGCTGGGACCAAAAGAATACCATCCGTTAAGGTATAGAATCCTTTTTCATATTTTACTTTTGCCACAACTTCTTCACCAGTTGTAAGCCTTACGATTTGTACATCACTCATATTTTTCTCCTAATGTGTGTATATTATAACACGTTTATTTGTATTTGTCAACTACTTTTTAAAGTTTTTTCAACATCGAATCCCGGTGGGATCTTTGGTTCGATTTCCCAGGTAATTTCTCTATTATATGCAGGATAGTGTGACTCGTTAAAGTAATCTTCCATACAGATAAGCTCACCTGGATGCTTTTTCATTGTTTTGGCCATATTTTCATAATTTTTTATGAGACCTTCAGTAAGTGGACCGGACCTTAAATGGTAATTTTTCTCCCAGTCACTTTGTATATCAACATGATGTTTTACTGTTTCACCAATGCCGTGTTTCGCCAAATGTAGTTGTTTCATTTTCTCAACACCTACAGCATTCTTATATGATACAAAACCAGTTCCACCAAAATCTCCTATCTGTCTTACAGCAATCCAACTCTTTACTTGAGCTAGAAAATCCCTGCGATAGAGATAATAGATTTTATCCACTTTATTTAGTATTCGGTCCATGGCTTCATCGGACGAGACTTGGTTGGGCATTACCTTAAAGACACAAGCATGGCCAGCCTCTAGCTGTTGGAGGAAAAATTCCTCACTATGTAACCATTGCTTTTCTTCGTCGGGCAAATGTTTATAGTTTAACTGAATTTGGTATTTTGCTTTGGCACGACCTAGTGGTTCTGGTCTATTATGTGCAAACAATTCAGCCTTATATGGAAGCTTATATTCCTCTGCTTTTAAGAGCGTGAAGGATGTACTACCAGTTCTAAAATTTGTTATAATAGCTACTTGGTTAATCATTATGTAAAGAAATCCTCAATCGTATCTACTTTTTCTGACGACCAACCTAAGGAATCAAGTATGCCTTGGATTGGAGTAAGAAACACTTTACTGAATTGTGTGTCATAGTCAATATATTTAGTAAGTTCCATTTCCTCTGGTAATACACCAGGGAAACTGATAACATTTTGTTGTATCGGATTAGGCACTTTCATATAGACAAGCTTGACCTTATCACCAGATTGTATTGATGGATATCGTTTGGACAATTTGTTTTGAGCCAAATGATGATTATAAACAATAGAACCTCGGACGTGTATAGGGCAACCTTTTCTGAATAATGTCGTTGGGTGTTTGTATTTTTCAATGTCATCAGTGCCAGATGTTTTAGCAATTGCCTCTACTGGTAATGATTTGAATTCGTCTCTGAAGTCCTTAATATAGGTCTGAACATCGGATTCGGTACCATTCATGATTACACTAAACACGGACCTCATTTTTTCTCTGCAGACCTCTGGCGTTGATGAACGAACACTTTCCAAACCAGTCACACTGATTTTTGGTTTTTCGTAATGAACACCTTCTGAGTTGAGCACGTTGAGAATATATCTCTTTTTGGCCACAAAGATTGCTCTGTCGGTAATCTTTTCACGTTTCATGACCATCGCATTACGATATGCACCCATCTGTCGTTGGAGTTCCAAATAGCCATTTTCAATCACTTGTTCTATTTTGGTAGAACAAATTTTATCTAGGAACTCTTCGCCTTGTTTCTTGTCAATGTCTTTTGTACCAAACACTTCTTGAATGAGGTCACCAAAGTTGACATAAATTGAGTCTGTGTCAATGTATATAATATAGTCTTTGTCTTTTGTACCTAGGACCTTATTCATATAATTGTTAACAGATTTCTGAGCGTATCGGATTGCCAATTGACCAGATGTAGTAATAGCCTCTGCCATTTCTGAAATATAATAGAGGAAATATTTGTTTGCCGTTGCACCGTATAGGCTGTTCATGGCAATTTTAATAGACATCTGAGAGTTATGTAATTGGTTAACCTCTCGTTTGAGCCTTTTAATTTCTCTTGCATCAGTCTCAACTTCGAGCTGTTGTTCGACTGCAATCATTTGCTTTTTAATTACAGAACGATTGTTATAGTATTCGTCAATAATTTCCGGAATGATACCAACCTTTTTATTATTAAAGCATACACCATTTGCAGCAACTGAAACTGATGGGTCATCATTTACATAATCATCTGCCAGGACCATATCCTGAGTTACATATTCACGTCTGTCGTCAATCCAAGTTTCTGGTGACATATTAAATTGTAACATCAGATGAGGATATAGAGAGTTCAAGTCAAAAGAAACTACCCAAGGATGCATGCCTTGTTCTGGATCTTTAACATAACCACCGACCAACGCACCGAGGTTAGCACCAGGACCACCTTTAATAGGAGGAACAATTTTATCTGCAATCAGTCTACGATATATTGTAGATTCCCAAATGCCTACAGTTCCGAATGCGTCTTTATAATCAACACCGCCACCATAAGCAACAGTCATTACCAATTGTAATAAACTTGTTTCGTCCTCGAGTTCCTCAATCAGCTGAGTGTCGCGAAGGTTATAATCTAGATAGAGTTGTGGATTCTGCTCATAGAGTTCGGTCAGCCCACCATAATCAGAATAGTCTAATTTCTTTTTGCCAAGAACTGAATAGCCAATATGGTCGAGTTTATATGATTCTTGTGGACCATATTTGTAACCAAACTTTTTGAATGCGTCCATGTAATCGACAATGGTCATACCAGAGATACGCCATGTTGATTGGACCTTATTAAAGATTTCTGTTGACTTTTGTTTAATATGTTTCCAAGGTGATAATTGTTTTGCAACATCCTCACCAAGGAGACGAATAATACGGGTCACAATATATTGAATGTCAAAGTATTCGACGTTCCAACCAGTTACAATGTCTGGATAATCAGAGGACCATAGTTTTACAAAGTATCTAAGCAGAGCCTCTTCAGAATCAAATTTGATAAAGTCAATATTGTCCTGGTCGATACCAGTAGCTGTTTGGGTTTTATCATAATCCTTACGACCAAGCAATGTATATTTTGAACTACGTGAGCTGTGATATGCAATGGATGTAATCTCTTTGTCAGCCTGTTCGATATCTGCATAACCGTCACTGATATCAACCTCAATATCAAACGAGGCAATGTTGATCTGATTAATGTCAAATTCGATCTTGCCTGGATATTTTTCTTGTATGAACTGAGTAGTATAATTGGTATTGCCAAAGATTTTCATGTTTGGAATACCTTTGTACTCTTCGATGAAATCCTTAGCCTCACGCATGTCACCAAATTTATGAGGAGAGAGTTTATATTGGCCAGTTAAGGACGTATAACCTTCTGCACCAGATTTGGGTGTGTGAATATATAATGTGGGTCTGAATGGAACTTTGTAAGAAAAGCGTTTACCATTCTCATAGCCGCGCCATAAGATATTGTTGCCGAACCTTTCGACTGAAGTATAGAACGATGTCATAGATAGTGTCTCATAATGTAGGTACCATTATAACATACCTGGAGCGATATGTCAACCGATAATTTCGGAGAAGTTTTTAACCTTGCCGAACGTGATGCTTCCATCAAATTTTTCTGCAAATTGGTCTCCTCTGTGACTGATAACAAAGATATTATCATCTGAGTTAAGTCCGTGTAGTGTTTCAATAAGGCTCTCAATACCAACACTGTCCAATGCACCATCGAGAGTCTCATCTAGAATCAATAGGTTGGTTGAAACAGAATTCCTGAGTTTGGCAACTGAACGCCATGCCAACATAATTGAAAGTGTAATCCTGAGTTTTTCACCTTCACTGAATGAGGCGTATGTAAAGTTATCTCTAAACCTTGAGCGAATCACCTCATTAAACTCTTCATCAAGATGAAAGTCAACAAATAGGTCAAATGCAGCAAGATACTTGTTAATAAGTTTATTCATCACTGGGATATATTGGCTGATAATTCTAGCCTTAATTCCACCATCCTTAAGAATTGTATGTACAACACTTAATATTTCATGTTCCTCTACTAAGGATTTATATATGTCATTTTGTTTTGTTAGATCTTCTTGTAAACTCTCAAGTTTAGATGTATCTACTTCTTCGACTTCACGTTGAGCATCCTCAAGTTCCTTTTTATAGGAAACAAGGGCGTTCTTTGCCATTTTGATTTCAGCTCTGATTTCTGATATTTTAAAGTTTACATCTTGAATCTGGTCCTCAACCTTTGAAATAGAACCAAGTCGGTCTTGATGAGTTTTAATTGTTTCTGCTACATCAACTAAACCTTTTTCAATACCAGCC